ACTACGGACGTGTGCCGTTTATTCTTCTCGGATCACAGGCATACATTTTGGACGAAGTTTGCAAAGGATTGGACGAAGGTATAACGACGTTCGTCATTCTCAAGGGTAGAGCGCAAGGGGCAACCACTCTGTTCATCGCTGTCGATTTTTTCTACGCGCTTGAATATGCCGGGTTGCTTGGCACATTCATACTGCATGAAGAAAAGGCGCTCGGGAAGTGGCGCGCACTAATCGAAATGATGTTGGAGTCGATGCCGTACCGCGTCAAAGTGGATGGCAAGGCTCGCAAGTTTCGCCCTAGCATCGTCAAGCACAATCGGGACCTTCTGTTGCTGAGCAACGGTTCCAGCTTCGCCTATCTGATCGGCGGCGTTGCGGAGAACAGTGGCGGCGGACTCGGGAGGTCGGGAGCGTCCAACTACGTGCACGGAACGGAGGTCGCGTTCTACGCCAACGAGGACGACTTGAAGGCTTTCAGTTCCTCGCTGTCGTCAATATATCCGCACCGTTTGCAGATTTGGGAGAGCACCGCCAATGGATACAATCACTTCTACGGACGTTGCCAAGACGCCAAGGAATCCAAGACTGTTCGTTTCATCTTTTCCGGGTGGTGGCGAGACGAGCGTAACCAGTTCCACGTTAACGACGACAGGTTCAAAGCATTTGCTCCGAATAACAGACTGTCCACCTTGGAGCGTGAGCGTGTTCGATCCGTCAAGAGCCAATACCGCTTCGATATAAGCCTACAGCAACTCGCGTGGTATCGGTGGAAACTCACTGACGAGTTCCATGGCGATCAGACCACAATGGACTCGGAGTTTCCGTTCACGGAAGAGGATGCCTTTCAGGCGACCGGATCGAAGTATTTCACCGCGCCGGTACTCACGCAGATTACTCGGGACGCGCACCGTTATCCGTTCCAGACGTACAAATACAAGTTCACGCGACGGTGGGAGGACACGGACGTTTTTTCGGTTAATGACCTTCGCGCCGAATTGCGGGTATGGGAACATTCATCTAAGTTTGGATTCTATGTGGTTGCTTGCGACCCTGCCTACGGTTCATCGGATCAGGCTGATAGCAATTGCGTCCAAGTATGGAGAGCATTTGCAGAATGCATGGTGCAGGTGGCAGAGTATTGCACGAATGAATTCTCAACGTACCAAACGGCGTGGGTATTGGCACATTTGGCTGGTTTTTATGGGCAGCGGGATAGTCGAGTTATTTTGGAGTTGAACGGCCCAGGAAAGGCGGTGTTTAGTGAGTTGCAGCACGTTCGCGACCGTCTCAACCAAATGTCGCCAACTAGTGACAATTTTGAGTTAAGAAACTGCCTCAAGAACATGCGAGATTTCTACTACCAGCGCATTGACACGTTCTCCGGAGAACTTGCCTATCACATCGTGACGACGGAGGACATCAAGCGTATGCTTATGGCGCGCTTCAAGGATGCTGTGGAGTTAGGCCGGATGCACATCAGGTCCTTGCCGCTTGTCGAGGAAATGCGCAGGCTTGTGAACAACGAAGGTTCCATAGCGGCTGATGGGGGCGGCAACGATGACAGGGCCATCACGGCGGCGATGGCTCATGAGTGCTGGCGCAAGTGGCTACAGCCCATGTTGATAGGGATGCGTCTTACGCGCGAGAAGGCGCTGGAGTATGATGCGAGAGGCGGTGATCAGCCGATTGACCGTCTTGTGTCAAACTATCTCAAGCGCAGCAACATAACGGTGCCCACATGAGGAACAATTTTGCGGAAAAACTTGAGAGAGGCCGTGTACGTGCTGGAGAGTTTGCGACCAGCAGAGCGGACGGAGGATACGGAGTTTTTCATGTGCAGGGTCCGTGTGGTGAAAAATTGAAGATTATCTCCGGCGAGGCAGGAGATTCAATTTCTGAGGGCTGGGAACATGTTAGTGTTTCGACGCGGCGGCGTTGCCCTAACTGGATTGAGATGTGTTTCGTAAAAGACCTGTTCTGGACTGACGACGAATGCGTGATTCAGTTTCACCCGCCGCGCTCGGAATATGTCAACAATCACCCGCATTGCCTGCACCTGTGGCGCCCGGTTGACAATCATGTTAGGTTGCCGCCAAGCGTCCTTGTTGGTGTGAAGAAAGAGGGTGTGATTACCTACGAGAGGGCGCTAGCATTGCGCGCAACGGTATGATTTCCCGTGACTGGCAATGTCTCAACGGCGCGTGCGGAACCGTGTTCCATAGCTTCGAGAAGGCGAATCCGCCTTGCCCCCAATGCGGCTGCGTCAGGGTAGATTGGGTGCCGGGTGGAGGGCATCGCCTGGACGTGGCGCCACGAATGGACGCGCGACTTCGCAGCATATCCGACCAGCACGGCGGGATGAATCTCAACTCCCCATCGCCGTCTCGCCTCAACAGGGCGGCCCCTCAGATTTACCAACCCGCGCCTTCCCCGGAACTTGGCACCGTGAATTTCGGCCCCGGCTTCTCTGCCCCGGTGAGTCGTGATGGGCCGATTTGCGTTCCTAGTTCCTCGCCCGTCAACATCCGTGGTAAGGTGGCTGTGGGCGTGCGGCGCGACTCGTCGGCCTCGATACCGGGTCCGAGCGCAAATGCAATCGTGGAGGCGCGTCACCGTCCTGACAGGCCGATCAAATGAAACTCTGCGTAGACTGCAAGTACTTGTTCGATTACCCGGATTACAAATGCGGTCACGATAGAGTGTCTGAATTGGCTGTTATGGTGATAGGGAACACTAGGGACGCCATCGGCGCGAAAGTTGATCCTTTTACAATGCGACTTCACGCCGACTTATGTGGACATCAAGCAGCATGGTTTGAGCCAAAATGATTTTCCCAAAAGATGAGGAAATGCTTGCGAAGCGGGTCACGTACCTTGTCGAGCATTGCCTTGAGACGCGCGACGAACGGGACCGTCTTTACCAGTGGCGCGAGCGCAATTACCTGTTCGGCGCCGACCAGGGGCAGGCGGACATCAACAAACTTGAGAGCCACATCGACCTTGTTACGTCATTTCTTTATGCGCCGGATCATGCGTTTTATCACATATCCGCGGACGCGAGCGACAATGACATTGAGGTTCTAAAAACAATCGCGCTACAGGATGACTTCAACGACGATTTCCAATCGTGTGGTCTGTCCAGCGCAATACTAGAGGCGATTCCGTGGTCTCTAGTTTACGATACGATGATACCGAAAGTCGGATGGAACCGAGACCGATCCGAGTTGTTCATTGAATTGGTTCCGCCGCACAATTTCGGGGTTTACCGGGAAAGTGTCACGGATTTAGACTCGCAAAGCTGCTTTTGCCACACGTATTTCATCGAATATCAGCAAGCTTGTGGAAAGCTTATGTTGGCTGGTCACGCCGACATGATACCTAGGATTAAGGTCACGTCGTCGGATTCGGTTTCTCCGTTCCCTGAAATGCTGCAACGTATGATCATTGCCGGGTCTACCGGATCAAGCCTTACAGGGACTCTGTTCGGTCAAGTTAATCCGGACTATAATCCAGAACCGATATACCAGCCTAAAACATCGGCCCCTCTTGTAAGGTGGAATGAGCTTTGGGCATGGGATGACGAGTTCCTTGATTACCGCGTGTTTCATTTGATTGAGCCTGACATTCTCATTTCTGATAGCGGTAAAACAATCGAGGCGTACAAGAAAGCCAGCAAGAACGTGTTGGACTTCTTTGGACGATACGAAAAGATGGGGCTAAAAACCTCAGACAGTAACCCGTTCTTTCCTGGCGAACACCCGTTCTCAAAAATCCAGCCATACGGAAAGTACAACTATTTTTGGGGAAAGGCGCACATAGACACGCTGATTCCGTTGCAGAGAAAGTTGTTAACCCGTCTTGATCAGATTGACGACGTTTTGGATCGGCAATCCGATCCGGCGAAGGTCGGTAGCGGTTTCCTTGGTCTCACAGAGGAAAAAATGCAGGCATTCGGCGGGGCCGGCACCTATCTATTCGATCAGCTCCCGACCGCAAAAGTGCAGGAAATGAAGCCTGACATGCCGGCGGATATTTTTCACGAATACGAGAAATTCGAACAGATGTTTTTGGAGGCTTCCGGACTGACTGAGGTCATATCCGGTCGAAGCGAGAAGGGCGTGCGGTCGCACCAACAGGCGGACGGCCTGAAAAAGAGCGGTTCCGGTCGGATCAAAAAGGCCGCGCTGTGCATCGAGGACCCGTTGAATAAAATCGGAGACGTGGCGCTAAAACTGAAGATGGCGCACGATTCCGACAAGCTGAAAACCCCGCCGGATGAGAACGACAAGACACACGAATTCTTGCCGTGCGATGTGGGGCCGGTGAAAATGCGCGTTGACGGACACTCTCACAGCCCATTGTTCGGGGATGAGGCGCGCGAACTTGCCGTGATCTACCGAAAGTTCGGGACAATTGACGATGAGGACTTCATTCGCATGACTAACCCGCCGTCGCGGGATACGTTGCTGCACTCGCTGCGCAAGCGGCGCCGGTCGCAAAAGAAGATGATGCAGGCACACCCGGAGGTCGCGGCGAAGATGATGGCCGGCGGGCACGGTGGAGGGAAAAAGAAATGAAGACGTTTCGGGATGATCCGCTGACGCCGCATCCGTATCGGGGTGACTATGTATCGGTCGGCAAGGGTGTCGCGGTCGGACTGCCGTTGCCAAAACCATCCGTCATCGCTGGCCACATTGACGGCCCTTTGCTTATTTTCAGCGACGGGCAAATGCACTGGCTGTCTGTGTCCGAGCGCGTCATGGTGCGGCTGGGCCTCCACAACGCAGCGTCCTTGCAGGTCAAGCTTCGCCCGAACCTGACGAAGTGGTTGACCGGGAGCGGCGCGAGTCCGTGTGTGCCAAAGACGGACGGATTGCCCCCTGGATACCATTGGACGGACACCCTTGGCATTGCCAAGGATGGGGAGTACGATCCGAAGCGCTCAAACCCCCCGACCGCTACGGCGGTCCAGCAAGAGAAAGGCTAGAGAGCCATGAATTACAAGGACATCAAGGCCGATATCGCCAAGCGCGAGAACGCTGCACACGGTCGGCGCGGCAAGCGTCACAAGCGGCGCGGCCGGCGCTGATAGCGCCTCACAGCGTCCCATTGCGAAGGGCGGGGCCTCTGGCCTCGCTCTTTTTTTGTGCTATGTTCAAAAAATGCTCGATATAGGGTAGGGTAGTGCGTGAATACCGTTATTCCCTATAGGGAATAACGGTCCAAACGGGCAACAAAACGAGTCCAATGTTAGGAACTTGACCTAAGTTCAATTGAGGCATACGAATCGGCATATCAGCCTTGCTCAATTGGTGACTTATGGGCCTCGCGCCTACTCCCGCCCAAGGTATCGGCCTGCCTAAATCCCCGATCGGAGGTCCGAGCGGCCCCGGATCATCGCCAATGGTGTCGCCCGGCACTGGCGCGGGGATGCAGGCGCAGAGCAAGCAGCGCGTCGCCAAGGTGATCGACCAGCTTTTGGAGATTGGCGCGGCCTTCCCGAAAGACGGCGGGGAGTGGAACTCAATCTCGCGCGCGATCAGCGCGCTGAACGGCGTCTTTACGGCGGCCAAGAAAGAGGCCGAGCCGAAACCCCTTCCCGTACCGCCCACTATGCCCGGCGGCGGCCTGGGCGGCCTTGGCGGGCCGCCTTCTGGCATTCCTTCCCCTGGGGCCGGCGGGCCTCCACCTGGGGGGATGCCGCCGGGCGGGCCGCCACCGATCGCACCGGAACCGTAAGGAGTCAACGATGGCAGGCGATTATTTGAAGCCAAAGGGTGTGGACCTTGCGGACCTCGACCGGCGCAAAAAGGAGGATGGGCAGTTCCGCAATCCGCCGATGTATATGGATCTCGGCGGCGGCAGTTCGGCCAGCAAGTTCATGTTTGACAAAAACAAGATGACGATTCCGAAGCACCCGGAAGTTTGTAGGAATCCGATCTGATGACCATCGGAGAGGAACGAGTCCGGACGAAATTCAATCCGAGCGCTGACGGCTTGGTTGATAAGATCAAGCAACAGACGGCAGCGTTGATTGATCTTTGCGCCGAAACAGAGGCGGCGCTTCCGGAAACAAGGCGCCTGTGGTCGCTCGCAATGACCCATTACGAAGATGCGGCGATGTGGGCCGTTAAAGCGGCAACGGCGGAAAAACCATGAGCGACTTTGCCAAGCCAGCCGGTCTAACGGATGAGGGTCTATTCAAGGTTCGCACCGAGAAGGTGATGTTTTCGAATCCGCCGGGTACGGACGGGCTTTACGCTCGCGTGCACTCGTTTGGTCGCTCATTTCACGAGGAATCTACGATCACAAAAGCGCGTGAAATGGGGTCCAACGGCTGGTCTGGTGATTTCGACCGCACCAAGCTTAGCCATATTCGCGGCTTTGGCGACGGCAAGCTTTCAGTCACGGGGAGGCCCGTAAAATGAATCAGCCGCTCATCCGCCTTTCGCCGCAAGATATGGACCGACTTTCGAGACTTGCATTCAGCCTCTCACACAACGAAAAGACCCGCGCACAGTTTGCGAATCTTGTGAAAGAGGTTGACCCGAATTCGGCCAAAGCATTTGGCGACGTTTTCCTTGAACAGAAGTTCAACGCCTTTACTAAAAAGTTTGAGGACGAACGTCTTGCGGAGCGTATGCAGGGCGCGCAGCAATATCGCGCACGTCAGAAAAACGACGTGATCAAGAAGCGCGGATTCAGCACCGAACAAGTTGCCGACGTCGAAAAGTTGATGACCCACTACGGCGTCAACGATTGGGAAGCCGCCGCCGACATCTACGCGCAGCGCAATCCGCCGGAAAATCCCGACCTCAAGCCGCCTCCGGAAATTGAGCACGGCGGCGCAACGTGGGAATTCCCGACTGTCGCCGGCAAGGACGGCAAAATGCTGTCTTTCGAGGACTTCCGCAAAGACCCGATCGGGGCGTCACGAAACGCAGCCATCAAGGTCATAACCGAGTTCAAGCGCAACCGATTGCCGGGGGCGTTCCAACGAGCGTAAGGGGTAAGCAATGCCCGTCTACGGCCAAGGTATAATTCCGGCGCAGGGCGCGGTTGCGTCAGAGCTAACAGCCGTCGTGCGTCGCGCGATCATGCCCAGGGTGTACGTGCAAATCTGGAAGGCCGCGCCGCTGATTTGCGCGCTTCTGTCGTCTGCACAGGTCGCAAGCGGTGGCCTCTCTCCGATCACGGCGCCAGTGCAAGGCGCGCCGATGGTGTCGGGCCAGTGGACCGACTACAGCGGCACATTCCAGCAACCCGGCGTTACGCCTGGAATTCAGAACGCCGAATTCAATTTGAAGGCGTTCGTTACGCCGATTCCGTTCCTCGGCTTTGAGGGTTTGGTTCAGGTAGACTATGGCGTCGTGCCGCTGATTGACGCGAGGTTTAACGACGCGACCAACGTTTCGATTGATGCGTTCGCCACGGCGCTATTCAACAACATCGCCAACACTCAACAGCTTGTCGGGCTTCCCGGCGCTGTGGACGATGGCACGTTTCTGAATTCCTACGGTGGAATTCCCCGCCTCACGAATACGTTTTGGAAATCGACGTTCGTCAACAATACCGGCAACGTAATTCCGAATCGAAACCTGATGATTCAATATATCACTCAGGTTACGAAAACAACCGGAGAAATGCCGACCATAGGTATTATGGGGGCCGGGACGTGGGCCTTGCTTGCGGAGGATTTCGTTCCGCAAGAGCGCTACACCATCAACCCGTCTGATCGGCTCGACTCCGGTAACTTCGTCGGTCATTCGAGTTTTCAAGCTCTCGATATTGCGGGAATACCGTTTTATGCCGACGTGTACTGTCCGGAGGGAACGATTTTCCTTCTCAACACGTCTTACTTGAATCTGTTCTTGCATGAGAGGGCGGCGTTTTCGTTCTCCGGATTCGAGTCAACGCTACCAAACAACCAATTCGGCTGGATCAGCGCAATCCTGTCGCTGATGGAGCTTGTGAACGTCAAACCTAAGTGTCACGGCAAGTTCGCTGGCCTGCAATTCCTTCCGATCTAAGGGGCTTTCGTCATGGCGCAAATGCGCGGTTTTTTTCCGCTCCCGCTGGGCGGTCTGCAAAACACCGGAAGCCCGAACGTCGTCACGCTGGCATCGGGGGGGCTTTATGTTGTACCGGCGGGCGAGTTTCTGATCACGACGGGAAGTCAGACCGTCATTGATTGGTGGGACCCGACGAATCAGATTTGGCGGAACTATTCCGGTCCCAACAGTTGGGAACAGATTTCGTCTGACGGGTGCAACTTCCGGCTTGTGAATATGTCCGGCATTTGCGTTGGCGGCAGCATCACCAACGCAGGCTCGGGCGGCACCAACGGCATTGGCCCGATTCAGACCGGCACCACGGTAACGTTCGCGGCCCCGGCGGCTGGCGGTGCTCTTGCTACCGCGATCGGTTACGCCGTCGTCGGCGGTTCGGTTCCGGCCCCCACCGTCACACAGGGCGGTTCCGGCTTCGTGGCGCCTCCGCTGATCGCTTGCGACCCGCCACCACTGGGCGGCGTGCAGGCAACGTTCACGTCCACCATTTCGGCGGCCGGCGTGCTGACGGCGGTGACGCAGCTCAACCCCGGCGCGGGTTACACGTCGATTCCGCAGTTCTACATCGTCCCGCAACCTCAGTTCTATCAGGGCGCCATCAAGTTCCCCGGCGATACGGCCATCCCGGTCATTCCGGCCCCCGGTCTGATCAACCCGGCGAACGTGTGGACCGGCGCCATAAACCAGCCGAACATTCAAACCGGCACGACGGGCGCTCTGTTGACCGGCGTGGCCTTGACCGGCTCTGGCACGCTGACGGCGATCGTCATGACGGCGTTCGGAAACGGCTACCGAGGGGATACCGTACCGGCGATTTCGTTCGCGGGCGGTGGACTTGCGGGCGGCGTTGCTGCCACGGCGATCATGTCTTTCTGCGCGGTTGGGGCCACGGTCACGGCGACCGGCGGCGCGGCGCAGATTGCCAACACGCCCTCGATTTCGTCGCTCGGATTGGTCGCGAGCACGAACAACAACAACACGTTCTTCCCGCGTCCGATGCGCGGAATCAACACTGGCGCAACCGGATCGTTCACGGTGGAAGACCCCGGATTCGGCCTTCAAGGCGCGGCGGTGTTCGTCAACGCCGGCACATCGACCACCGTTGCGACGGTCACTAACACTCAGTACGGTGGCCGAACCGACACATCAATCCTTCAACCTATGGTGCAATAATGCCGATCAAGCCTGTATTCCCCGGTGAGCCTCCGCTTGATCCGGGTCCGATGTCCACCGAGGCCGAAAAGCGCTGGTTTGCGGAGGACAACGCCTACCACTCGCTTTTGAAAAAGCGTTGGGACGATTGGGTTTTGGCGCACCCCGAGGACACCGACAAGACGATGGTGCACAGTTTCGGACTTCCGCCGGGCCCGCCCGCACCGACGCCAGCGAAGGGGTCCGCGCCTCCGCCTCCGCCTCCAAACCGAACGACGCCTACGTCTAGGGACTCCGGGATTTGACCAATCCGCAGCCCGATCAGCCTCAAGCGGCCGTCGTGATGCTTGAAGTCGTGAACAACAACGACTTCACCATCAACGACATGTTTGACGGGATTCCGGTGTCGTTTCCGCCGGGCGTCAAGGTCGATTGCACGGCCGCGCAGTGCCAGCACTTGTTCGGCTGGCCGGGCGAACTGGCCGACCGCTCAATCCACATGGCGCGGCGGTTCGGCTGGAGCGGCAAGGACTACCTCAAGCCGCAAGGCACGGGGGATGGCGTTCCGCTCTATGTCACTTTGTCGGAAAAGATAGTAATTACGCCGGTTTATTACGATTTGGTGAAGCGAAATCCCAACGATCCGATTCCGCTCGATACCGGCGACGAAGAGTCCGACCGGCCCGTGCCGCCTGCGCCGGCCGATACGACCAAGGCGGGCCGGCGCAAGCGGATCGCCTCAAGGCGCGCGCCAAAACGGGACAGGCACGACGTTGACGGGCGGGCCGGTGTCCGCCTCGGGTCGCGGTAACGTTATGCGCGAATCGGAGCG